CAGAAATACAAAAAGATAGCTTCTTAAGTCCTGACGCAATAATTATGCACCCTTCTGATTGGTACCAGACTGTAACTGAAGTAAATGCAGTTACTACAAGTGGTAGCCTTAACCCACTCTTTGTGGGAGCAGGACAGTTCGGTGGTGCAGTTGGACAAACAATGTGGGGACTCCCTGTTGTTTTAGATACAACTAGACCCGCAGGAACTCCAATCGTAGGTGTTTTCGGTGGTGGACAAGCTTGTCATATCGTTGCAAGACAAGGTATGGAAGTGGCTATGTCAGATTCCCACGATGAAAACTTCGTAAAAGATATTATGGTTATGAAGGCAACCGTTAGACTAGGATTCCCTGTCTATCGACCAACTGCTTTCTGTACTATTACTAACTTTTAATAGTTAATAATGGCTTTGATGTCCCATTCGTCTTATGGCAATGGGACATCTAGCAAAAAGGAAATTATGAAATTAAAAAAAGATATTTATATGAATGATGAAGGACTTTGTAAAGAGTCTGCTGAAGGTATGCCAAAAGGTTGGCGTAAAGGAAAACTTGTTGCAAGAGCAGGTTGGGAAATGCCTGACGCAGAATACAAAGCTCTTAAGTTCGTAGAAGCAAAAGCAAAACAACCAAAAGAAAATAAATCTAAGTAGGTCTTAAATGGCACAGTATGTTGATAAGGACGATTTTAAAACATACATTGGTCTATCAGGGTCAGCTCAAGATACCAATATAGATACTGCTATTGATTCAGCTTGTAGATTAATAGACGCAATAACAGGTAGAAGATTCAATCAGGATAGTTCTGCGAATGCTAAAGTATTTACACCAAAGTCAAGTATTTTTCTTGATGTACCTGATATAAGTACAAAGACAGGTCTTATAGTGAAGCTAGATGATAATGATGACGGAACTTATGAAACAACTTTGACTATCAATACAGATTTTATTGTTGAGCCAAGTAATCCTAGAGTAATAAAAATTACAGGTGGAACAACACACCTAGAGCCTTACAATAAAATTACAATTCTTCATACAAGAAGCTCTGAGAGATTTGACCCAACAATAATCAACAATGTTGAAGTAACTGCAAAGTGGGGTTACTCAATAGTTCCTGAAGATATAAAAACTGCAACATTGATACAAGCCCTTAGATATTTTAAAAGAAAAGATACTCCATTCAATACTTATGGAGATGTAAATACAGGAGTCAGCGAGTTATTTTCCAAGATTGACCCTGATGTTCAAACCTTACTTAAAGGACACAAAAAGACCACTTTAAGTGGTAATATTTTATAATTTTTTTAATTTTTTCTTAAACCCTATAAAC